CCTTAGGTGTTAGGTCTACGTTTTCACGAATCCACTGTTCAATATCTCTGTTTTCACCATCACAATCAACATATAAACTTGTTGGTTCTTCTACTCCGATTGCGTAGCTAAGCTGCACTTGTGCCCACTTAGCCTTACCACTAGCAACGATATTCTTAGCAAGATAACGAGCCATGTATGCTGCTGACCTGTCTACCTTAGTCGGATCCTTACCGCTAAATGCGCCGCCGCCGTGTGGAGCATATCCGCCGTAAGTGTCTACAATAATCTTGCGACCAGTTAATCCAGTGTCACCGTTTGGTCCACCAATGACAAATCTTCCAGTAGGGTTGATGAGGAATTTAGTATCGCTGTCAATGTACTCTTTCGGTAACAATTCAGTGATAAATCCTTGTACCGAACTTCTAACATCTTCGATAGCAACATCAGGGCTATGTTGAGTAGAGCATACAATTTTATCAATCCGCTTTATCGTAGCATCGTCATTGTACTCAATAGTAACTTGACTCTTTGCATCCGGTCCTAACCAAAGAGCATCACTATTCTTACGAGCAAATGAAAGTCCTTCTACAATGCGATGACTGTAGTGAAGTGCTGCGGGCATATAAGTGTCTGTATCGCTACATGCATATCCAAACATGATTCCCTGATCGCCGGCTCCGAAGCTGTCAGTACCTAATGCGATATCAGGACTCTGACCATGCATCAAATTAGTAATTGCCAGGTCTTTCCAGTGAAAGCCTTCTTGGTCGTATCCGATATTTTTTACAGTCTTACGAACCAAATATTCAACATCAAGTGAGTCTAGTTCACCCTTGTATTCGCCTGCAATAATAACCTGATCAGTAGTCACTAGCGTTTCGCAAGCGCAACGAAGCTTAGGGTCTTTGGTAGACATAAACATGTCTAAAATTGCATCGCTAATAGCATCTGCAACTTTATCCGGATGTCCTTCCGATACTGATTCACTGGTAAATAGGTATGACATATTATTTCCTTTATTAAGAATTATAGTATATTTTAAGGGGATTTGCAATGAGTTTGGGTTAATTAAATCCAGCAATCGCAGTTACATTCAATCACTTGGTCAATAGCATCTTGAATTGTAGGTGATGCTGGTAGTAGAGTAGTTGCCGTATAGTTTGGATTAAGATTCGGTGGAAGATTATCCGGTGAGAGTTCTAGCGGTGCCTGCACGATTGGTGCAGTAACTCTAGTTTCAATCACGTTTATTGGTCCAGCCGGCACAACTGTAGAAACTGACGGAATAGGATTGCCTTCTAAGATAGGTTCGATACCGCCGGGCTTAATTTCAGTAGTAGGTAAGAATTCTCCGGAATACCCAGCCGGATCAAAGTATCCATTTGGTGTGGGAGACCCAATTTCTGTAGCAGGCCATGCCGGAATAGTGAATTCGACATTAGTGTCTGCAAACCGAATACCAGTACCGGGTATTGCTCCGGCAATGACGCCGTTAGTAGTAAGTGTTTTGACTTCCTTATCAGACAGTGCATCTGGTATATTGTTATCTTGGTCTATGCCTACTTGTTGCAGTCTGCGTTGATTTCTCTCTTGTCGCATTCCACCTATTGTGCTTTGACCGCCCACTGTTGATAGATTCGAAATTGCTTCTAGTGTCTGTGCATTCATATGTGGTCGAGTATCTTGAGCTAATGACGGAATAGAATCGGTAAAGCTGTATAAAGACATGTGTAAAGGATTTAGAAACACATCTTTAGGAACTGACACCGGGGTCACTGCAAGATATCTAGCACGTTGTTCGATCTTTAATTGAGTTCCTAAAATATTCCAATATGCATTTAACAATCTAGCCTGTCTAGGGTTACTCTGTAAAATTAAAACAATTTCTGCATTAGCTTGGTCAATATAATCTTGCACAATACTATTAGAGAAAGTTGAACCTCCCGGAGGATATGCAATTGATATAGTAGGAACAGTTGATGTTGTACCTGCTGTAAAATTCAATGCAGTAACTCTACCAAAATTTGCAATGTCAGTATCATCGGTTCCTATAGTAGCAGTAACAGTAGCACCATTAACTGTAACTACGGGTGCGGCTGCACCTTCACGACCGTAACCACCTCCCGGATCAGTAAGTGTTACCCCGGTGGTGGTGTATGTGCTTATTCCATCATATGTATATTGAATTGTTGCTGTTGCACGTTCCCATATGACAGCTAGATATAACTGTTTATAGATGTTATAAAGAGTTGGCGTTTCTAGTTGGCTTATGCTTTCATAAATTTTTTGCCATGGATAAGGTAGACCACTCATTGAACCAAACATATCGCTCATAGTGAACGAACCGTATGGGCCTGATCCTAATGCACCTTTTGATATATTGGTGTCAATTGATTCTTGATTAGTGGGCTTACTAGTTCCAGCAACTAGTGGAAGATTCTGCATGTTTTCCATGCCCTGCGCAATTTTTGCAAATTTCTTAAAATCTACTTGGTCAATTTTACGAACCTGACGCATAGTAAATGACAGTGCGCCTGCTGCAATAGCTTGGTCTTCGGGAATTATTCCTCTAGCATATGCACCGAAACCAATTGGAAGGTCGCCGTAATTATTAGGATCTACTTTAGTAATAGCTCTGTCATATACCGGAGGAGTTCCTTTGGGAACTTGAATACCTACATAGTCTCGCATATCAGGAGTATCTAGTGCTGCGTTTACTGAACCGTTCTCGTAGATTAGGTAATACGTTTTGCTATTTGTTGGTCCCGGAGTAGCATTATATTTAGGAACGGTTAATGAGGTATAACTTATCGGGAACATCTTTTTGACGTTCACTAAATCAGCTAATGAAGTAAGTCCTTGAGTTACGCACTGCAATGGGGCTAATATCTCTGATAGATTTGAGCCTGCAATAATCAAAAATGCTCCATATGCCTTACGCTCTTGATCAGGAGTAATTGATTGTGCTGAACCTGAGGTCAGTATATTAATCTCATCACTTCCCAAACCCGACGCTAACAGTGCTAGACTTAAATCCGGAGTGACGGCGTTGTTTGTACCTAAAATTTCTAGTAGAGTTGAAGGCAATCCAAATGCATCTAACTTCTTTACATTAAATGCTTTGCCTAAATTGATTAGGTCAGTACCAAAATCTTTGCTTGAAAGGCTAATTCCAGAAATATCAGCAGTAACTAGGTCATCCATGTTACTGTACGTATCTTCTAGGAATGAGTTAGAATTATGTGCTGCTAAGATTGCTTGGTTAACATAAGCTATATATGAACTCATAGTTGTAAAGGAAGAAGTAAAATCATTATACTGAGGAGCAGCTTGATTTACTTCATTACCATTCCAATTGAATTCATTCCATGCTTGCAATGCATGACAACGAATCCAGCCCCATTGAGTAATAGAATCATTAGGGTTAGTCATGTTATACGGGTACCAAGTAGCGTTTTGCTTTTGGTCAGTCAATCCGTAACCTTGTAACGAATCCCCGTATGTACCGTCATAGTTTCCGTAGCCCGAAGTTGCTGGACCGGGCAATACATCATTGGGATCATATCCGCCTGCAACTGCGTTTTGCTCTCCGTACATAACAGCAGCATCAGTCCAAACCCCTGACGGATCTTCGACTATATAAGTAGGTGGCTTAGCATTCCCTAAAGCAGGAAGAGTGTTTGCCCCGATAGATATAAGATTGTCATATACACTAGTACCGGCAGGAGTCTTTAATACTTGTCCTCTAGTGTATGCATCATTGATAGCATAGGTTAACAATCGCAGTGAGGTTTGTTCTACTAGTGAACCGGGGGTGTATGCAGCATTAGTCTTGCTTACACCCATATACTTTGCTGCTACTGAATTGATAGCGTATCCTGTATTATTGAGGATAGAACCTGTTACGTTTACCCCTAACGGACTATTTTTACCTGTGTTAGCCATAATTTACCTTAAGGGACAAATACATCGGGACTACCTTCGGTAATGCTGTGTCCACAATCATTACCTGACCCAACTCGTAGAACGGCGACGCCTTCAGCAAAAACAGTTGGGCTACCTTCTGTTGTTTTAGCAGCCTTATGTTTGTCTTTACCGTGAGGAGTGATGTCACTTACATGCAATCCTACCTCAATACCGTTGGCAAATACAGTGGACGCACCACGGATAATTTTGCCTCCAGCAGCGTTTGCGTCGCCTTTTCTACTTAGTTTTGCCATCTATTATCCCAAGATTAACTTCTTATCCGGAACGATGATTCCAGAAGTTGCTTGTATGTATTTAGCTTTCACTGATTCGTCGGTTAGAGCAAAGATAGTAACGTTATTCATGTTCAGTCTTGCAGATTCTTTTGGATCTGCGGTAAACATGCTTTGAATCAATCCAAGACCCTGTGGTCCCGGGGCAACTGAAACCGGATCATGTAGTGATGCGATATTATCTTCAAGTTCGGTAACTTTTCCTACAACTTCTTCACCGCTTGTAAGCTTGAATGTGTAGGTTTCTCCAATTTTAATAGTCATATTTGTTCTTTCTTATCCTGCTTCTGCTAAAAACTTAGCACGAAGTTCTGTAAATCCACCGACGAGTTCTCCGTCGAGGAAAATCTGAGGTACGGTACGTGCATTAGGGACTGCTTCAAGCAAGTCTTCCTTAGAGTACCCTTCACCAATCTTCTTTTCTTCAAATTCAATACCCTTCTGTTCTAGAAGTGTCTTAGCCTGTACACAATAGGGACAGTGATCCTTTGACCATACAATTGCTTTCATTATTTTCTCCTTATAAACTTGGTAATTCGTCGTAATCTAATGTGTCAGACATGACACCGATTACATAACTTGTTGACTCGCTCTCCTGTAGTGCAGTCTGTTTCTTACTCGTATCGGCATGTTTGTTAAACCAAGGGATAGGAGTAGTCTTTGGTGCTGGATTCCAGTATTTGATGCCGATCTGTTTAAGAGCGTCTACGGCGTTGTAGTCAACAAAGTCAATCATGATACGTTCGTTAAGACCGATAACCGGACCCTTCTTAAAGAGATATGCGGCCCATTCTTTTTCTTCACGAATCACATCTTCATAAATCTTACGAACTTCGTGTTCACAGTCAATCTTTGCCTTAGCAAAGCGAGGATCTTCTTTGATGACTTGATTGATCATCCAGGCTGTCCACTCTTTGTGCAATAGTTCATCTTGTAGAATCAAGCTGATGATGTTACCGTTACCCATGAACATCTTGTTCTCAACCATTGCAAGTGATGTAGCAAACGATACCATAAAGCGGAATGCTTCAAGTGCATAAGAAGCGTGAAGTGCTAGCCAAATTGCATTAATGTGAGCTTGCTCATCTACAGTGATGCCAAGCTCTTTCTTACAATTAAGGGCGTGAAGGTCGTCATAATATTGACCAACACTAGAAGCCATGTCAATGATTTCTTGAGTGTCGTGAATAGTGTTAAACACTTCCTTCGGCACGTTGTAGATGTTGCGAATGATATGACTGTATGAGCGAGAGTGGATGTTAGTTTCAAAGAAACTCCAATTGCTCATAATTGCTTCAAGTTCAGGGATAGAGCAGACAGGAGTAAAGACCTGTGCTGGCGCTCTACCTTGCAGCGAATCAAGTGCAGTCTGTCTAAGAACATTGCTAGTAAAGATGTGAGCAACTGCTTCACTAGCATCCTTCATATCGTTTGCATCCTTAGTCAGTGAGATTTCTTCCGGGACCCAAAAGAATCCGCGGGCTGATTGCTCAATCTTCTGTAGCTTTTGATACTTGACTTCTTCAAAACGCTGAATAGTTACAGGTCCTGCAGGATCAAGAAACATCTTACGATTAAGATAGTCTGTTTTTGTTGTTAAGTTATATTGACTTTTGCTCATTAATAATTCCCCGATGCTAATACGATTTTACAAATATGTTCTAGGCGCTCAATATGTTCATATGCTCGCCACGGTGTAGTATCAATTGCAACTACACCGTGACCTTTAATGCCCACAATGTCATATGCAATATTACCCTCACTGTCAAGACCTAAGTTCTTATGACACTGTGTAGCAAGTTCTTCGCTGATAGGAGGAACTTCTCCTACGTTTGGTGCAACTCTAGTGTATCTACCTAGCTCAGGGAAGTGTGTCACTAACTCATTCAAGTTAATACCGGCGTGCATTGCAGCAACACAATATGTAGGGTGTACGTGAACCACTACACGAATGTCATCGCTATGTTGCCCTAACTCTTTGAGCAAGCCAAAGTGCAATGGCAATTCACCGCTTGGTTGCAACTCACTAGATATAGCAGTGTAAGGTAGAATCTTGCAAATTGTTTCAGCACCGGTATCTACTAGACCAATCTTCTTAAATTGATCGGGCTGTAGAGTCTGCTTTCTCACACCACTGGGCGTGATATAGAAGTGGTCACGGTCATGATGGCGAATACTTATATTGCCGTCACGACTAGTGATCCAGTTACGGGCGTAGGCATCCTTTAAAATATCGCAAATTGTTTCTAACATTATAACTTACAACTTTCACAATCACCGTCATCTTCAAAGAAGTCAATAACTTCCAGTGGTGCTTCATCTTCTTCTTCTTTAGAACCCTTCTTATTAATCAAGCTATAGTAGAGAGTTTTGATTCCCCACTTGTGCGCAAGCATCAAGTTCTTTGCGATAAGAGTAGTCGGAACTTTTCTGTCCGGGAAGTGAGCAGGATTATAGAATGTATCAGTACTGATTGACTGATCCATATAAGCAGCGAGGACAGCAGAGGTCTTGAGATAACCTACGCAATCTGTTTGGTCCCACATAAGCTGATACTTGTTCTTCAACTTCTGATATTCAGGAACAACCTGAATGAATGATCCAGCTTTACTTTCCTTAACAGAAATCAAGCTCATGGGCATTGCAATTCCATTAGTAGAATTGATAACTACCGAACTTGATTCTACTGGAGCAATTGCACCCACTGTTGCATTACGTACTCCATACTCTACCATGTCTGAACGGAGAGTTTCCCAATCAAGTTCTGGATTGAAGTCAGCGAGTTCGTTAGCTCCATTTGAGCGAAGCTCCCACGAAAAGATTCCGTGACCGTATCGAGTCTTGTCACTGTCTAAGCACTTGCCGCGCTCTTTAGCGAGTTCAACGTTTGCTTCCATCAAATAATAAGTCTGATGTTCTGCCCAACTCTTTACGTCTTGTAGTGCTTCTGATTCACCGTACTTGTATCCACGCTTGGCATGCCAGTATGCGAGATTTGTAACGCCGATACCAATTGGTCTAATCTCATCGTTTGATAACTTAGACTGAATCGATAAGAAGTCCTGATAGTCAAGAATGTTATTCAAGCTACGCAATAGAATGCGACATGCTCTACGCATATCTTCTGGATTTCTAAACGCACCCCAATTCATACTCCCGAGGGTACAGAGTGCGATACGACCTGCAGGGTCATCTAGTCGCTTGAATGACTTTGTGGGAAGAAGGATCTCGACACATAGGTTTGATTGATAGATTGTATGATACTCAGGGTCAAATGGACCTTGATTCATAACATTGTCAATGAACACAAGATAGATTCTACCTGTGTCAGTGCGTTCTTTGAGAATGCCGCCCTTGAAGACTTCCTCAGCACTCATCACTTTCTTACGTAAATCCTTACGCTTTTCATACTTCACATAAAGTTCTTCAAACTTTGCAGTATCTTTGTAGAATGCTTCATACAAATCAGGCACTTCATTCGGGTCGAAGAATGTGATGTTCTCTTTGTTCTTGAAACGCTTCCAAAAGAATGCGCTGAGAACAACACCATAATCCATGTGACGAACACGAGTTTCTTCGGTGCCTTGATTGTTCTTGAGAACGATCAAGTCATCAAACTGATAGTGCCAGATAGGATAGAACACTGTAGCTGATGCATTGCGAATCCCACCCTGTGAGCAAGAACGTAAGTCGCCGAACCACTTCTTTAGAAACGGAATCATACCAGTATGCATGATTTCGCCCCCTCGGATAGGCGAACCGAGGGAGCGAAGCCTGCCGATTTCTAAGCCAATGCCAGCACGTTTGCTAGCATACTTAGCCATCATTTCTCCGGAAGCAAAGATTGAATCTAGGTCATCGTCGCTACGAATAAGAACACAACTGCTGAATTGCTTAGTAGGTGTACCTAACCCAGCGAGTACAGGAGTAGCCAAAGTGAACAGACCGTCACTAGCTGCATTGTAGTATTCCTTAATAAACTTGAGGCGCTTGCTAGCTTCTTCGCGGTGAAATATTGTTGCAGCCGCAATCAAGTAGCGAACTTGTGGAGTTTCGTAGATTTCTTTCGTTGCTCTATTGCGAACAAGATATTTTTCAATCATCTGTTCGATTGCTGCGTATGAGTACTCCTCATCCTTTTCATGTTCGATGAAGTCATTCATCTTATTCCAATCGTCTTCGGAATACCATTCTAAAAGTTCATTAGTATATAAGCCTGTTGCTACGTTAGTCTTAACAATTTCATACAAGTGTGGTACTTGATAGTCACCGTAGACATCTTTGCGAAGCATGGAAAGTCTTTGTCTACCAGCAACATACTGATAGTTAACGTGTCCAACGTCAGGATTTGATTCTACGTCAATCAAGTCTACGATAGCTCTAAGAGTGATTTCATCAATCTCTCTAGTAGTGATGCCATCATAAAATTGAGGATGTGCTTTGATTTCTATCATAGACTGACTTACATCAGCCGTGCCATTGCATACTTTTGTAATCTGCTGTTGCCACTTTTCCAGGGCAAGTGGCTCTGTGTTACCCGATCGTTTTTTTACATTAATCATTCTTTGCCTATTTTCTGTTTTAATGAACTTATATCAATATATTTTATATTTGAGAATTCTGTTAGAGACGTATTTAATACCGAGTTAGGATTCCAATTCAGTATATATTTTGCGCAATCTACTAAAATTATTACTACATCATTGCTATTATAGTCAGTTGCAGTAACAAAGTCAATGTCTTTGATACCCAATAACATGAGCGTGTAAATCATTCCTAATCCACGACCGTAGATGCAATATTCGTTATCGTTGATAAGTTCCCAAGGTCCGGGCCAATCTACTACATCTGCTGGGTGTAGATAATGATTTAGCAGAGGTGCTCGTTGCCAAAATTTGTCTACTTCAACACAAATCGTTTGTAAGTCGGATTCTTGTAAAGTATCTCTAAGTTTATGCCACTCGCGGAGACGAGTGTTGTAGTCTAACAAAAATACATTGATCACTATGTACTTATCACCACTTGTTGAGCGGGCAGGTTTCTTGTTCCTCTGAAGTTTGTATTGAAAGCGGAATATCATTAAGTCTACACTTTGGATAGGGTAGTTCTATGTTTTCTTCGCAGGTGGTACAGAATGAAATTCTAATTGCTTGAGTTACCGGATCAATATTATTTCCTAAAGTTGTCATACTCCATACCTTCCTCTCGTTGCATTAAAATTTTGTGTCACTTCGGATTCAGAAAGGGCTCGGCTATAAAAACTAACTGCATCTATATTTCCCGACCACTGGTAGCCGGCGCCGCCATTCCAACCTCCTATTCGCATACCCGAAGACCAATTTGCCGTGCCAGTTGTTGCTTGTTGACCTTCATATACTCCGTTTCTATATATCTTAACATTTGCTCCATCATAGGTACAGCAAAAAAATCCCCAAGTATTGTCAGGAATAGACACAGATTTAGGATAATAATATTCTCCAAATACGCCGCCATGAGTATATGCCCAACTGTTGTCGCCGTACCAATAAAATGAAGTTCCGGTTCTTATTGCTACCGGCATTCGATTCGATGTAGTACGTTTTGCCCAATAGCAAATACTATATCCAGTCATTCCACTTGTAAAACCCGTGCCAGTTGCATCCATATAATCCGTACTGCCATTAAAACTAAACGAGGTTCCGGTCGAATTATAGGTGAGAGAGCTTATTGTAATTAAATTATTTTCGGTAACATCAAACAACGCTTTAGTTGAGCTTCTGGAGCCAAATGGACCAACAAACGGTGCAGTAGTATTGCTCGAAGAGGTGACTAGTGCCTGCGGATTTCTGTAGAGAATAAATCCACTAGATGCAAGATAAGAAGGGTTACATGCCCCGGGATAAAGTAACAGATTATAGTTGCCAGCAGTTGTAACGCCTGACGCAATAGTTGCCGTTTTCCAAACTCCTTTAAGGGTTGGTGTAGGATCAGTCGCCGCGCCGCCGACTGCCCCTTCAACATTTCCAAGATAGTTAACCGTGGGATAGTTTTGAGCATCAGGGGAGATATAGTAGTCAAAAGTAAAAGTTATATATTGCCCTGCTGAAAGTGTAACGGCATTACCGTGATAGTAACATCCTCCTACTGCGGTTAGGTCATATCTATAGACAACATCATTATTCGTTATTGAGTAATTATCAAATGTTCCAGAATATATTCTTTTGAATGTTCCTGTTCCTTGCAATGCAAATGTTACGTCCCCGTTTGCTATAGGAGTGGGAACCAAAAATTGGTTCGTTAATGCTGCGCCTCTATAAGACTGCGGATCATACATATCGTAACCAAACAGTAATCCATCAGTTGCTATTTTGGGTCCGGATGCTATGCTCATACACCATATCTCCCTCGGGTTGCATTAAAGTTTTGAGCTATTTGAGTTGCACTCAATGCATTACTGTATACTGAAAACTGTGCTAATTTACCGGTATATAATCCGCAACAAGCACTTCTAACTATCCCCGGAGCAGAGTTAGTAAATGCTGGTTGTGAAGCATTCATATTGGTTGATGTTTGGAATACACCATTTAGATAAAGTTGCCATTGAGGAGTTCCGGAACTATTAATTCCCGACCTATCAAAAATCATCACTACATTATACCACAAAGAAGCTGATAGCGAAGATGAAAATGATATGGTAGGTTCTGAGTAACCGACTCCTCCAACGCCGCCGATAAGAACATAGCATCCATTTAGTCCAATGCCGAACCGATATCCATCTGCGCCGCCTGCATTACTAAACAATCCAACGGCACTAACTGTGGTAGGGGGATTCTTAATCCAACAGCTAAGAGTAAAACTTCCACTAGTGGGAACCATATTGCTACCGAAAGTAAATCCTAAGCTTGCGGAAGCTGAAGCAGCTCCGGTCACAGTAGCAAAATCAAAACATCTTCCGCCATCCGTACTAACAGGCACTGCACCAAACATAGTACCGGTGTTGGTATTTCCACTTACATCAAGTAAACTAGCACGGTTAGTATTTTTTACAGGGTTGAAGGTAGAAGCAGATGATGCTTGTTCTATTTGAATACCGTCCCACCAGATGTTTATGCCAGAACCGCTAGTAGGTGTGCCGTCTAATCTAAACTGTATACCGGCAACATTTACATTTGAAAATGTAAATGAATAGCTTACCCTTGTCCAATCAGTAGTTATAGTAACCGAGCCTGCGCCGTAATCAGGAAATGAGAAGACTCCACCGCCTGAATCCGCACCGAAAATAAATAGTTCTCCGGTAGTTGCAACTGATGCTTTAACATATGCGCTTAAAGTCCAAGTTTGACCACTTGCAGCAGTTGATATGGTATAAGGTGATGAATTATACGACCCAGTGTGTGGGTCATTTCCGGAGACAGCCATTTTTAAAGGTATCCCCCCTGCCGGACTAGGGGAAGTAGTAGAGTCTCTTGACAACGTTGCTGCGTTAGCAAGGGTGCCACTCCAACCGAATATATCTAGTGGAATAGGAAATGTATTAGGACTATAACTGCGGGGATTTGCAGCATCTAAACACATAGCTAACGCATTAGTTACTATAGATGGAGAGTGTGATAGTGCCATATGTTATACCGTTGACATGTCAATTGTCCACGCTTCAGTAGACATTAATGCTTATGCTTCGTCATTATTGAGGTACGGTCCTTTGGAAGTCAGATTCTCTACTGAGCTAGGAATACCATACTCAGTAATCCACTTGACAATAGTACGTGTGCCATCAGCACTTATTCTCAGTGTATCGA